GTTAAAGACAAAACATCCAATAGACTGGGAATGGATGTGATGTATTTATGGGCTAGGGAATCATGAGAACCAGAACCCATGATATCATTCATGAGAGCTAATTCTTGTTTGGGGTCACATGTTAGTTTATAAGCAGTATCTCTACCAATGATGGTAGCACCATTAGCAAAAGTAACTTGCTTAGCGAAACTAACAGGTTCGACAATAATGGGTTTGGAAAAGCCAAACATAAGAGCTACTTTAGAAATAGCAGTAGCTGCTATATGTGTGGCTTTAGCAAATGTGGAGATAACAGGTACATCAGATAACTTTTCAGCAATGTTTGCAACAGAAGTTGCAACAGTGCTAATAGGGTTTGTAGTGAATTCAGACTCTGCAGTAACAGTAATACGTGTATTGGTAGGTGTAGAAATTTCTACATCTTCCATCCACGCATAAACTGTGAGAACTACACTATCAGTTTCAGCTACATTTTGAGAATGAATTTTACCTAGAGAAGTTATAAATAACTGTCCTAGATCTAAAAAATCTTCGTAGGATGAAATGTTATCTAAAACACTAGCTCCAAAAGCGTTAAACAAACGTAAGCTTTGTTGAGGATGTACATATGGAAGGTCCATTTGAACATCGTCATCTTGACCTGCGTTTACATAACACAAATTAGGACTTTGGCTAAGATAATTAGATCGAAATAAACGCTTTTGATCAGTTATGGGAGAAAGACCTCTCATAACTAAATAATTACGATTATTTGCAGATAATGGTTGGTAACTAGCCATCAAGGAACCATAATGGAATTTTGATGTTGATAAGTTAAACCTTAATTTAAGATTGCCTCGAAAATAAGCGAAATGAGCTAATTTATTCCTGACGGATGGTAAATCAGACCATAAAGCCCATGGATCAAGTACGAAATCAATATTAGTGTTCAACGCTATACCTCTAACATCTATAATTACAGGTCTCTTGAAAAAATCATCTAAATAAATTTTATCATCAAGAGCTGAAGCTAAGGTTTTAGAAGTATCAGAACCCATAACTTGAGCACTAGAAGTATCTTCAAAGTTTTCGAGATTCAAAGATTCTGCTAATACATAAGTCTTTTTGTAATGTTGATTGAAAGATATTGATTCTTTAGTGAATTGATTTAATTGTCGAGAGAAGAATAATCTGTCTTCTTGATAAAGATCACAAGTTAAAGGTCCTGTTCTTAAGTCACTTCTAATTTTCAATTCATTGTAAGTTAATTGAAAATTAGGACTGAGTAAGGGGTCCTTAATAGGTGGTATAACCTCAGATTCAGGAGTTGCATATGTGCGCTCAATGATTCTAGTAATGGTATGTAAATTTTCCGTAGTTTTGGATAATTTTTCAAGAGCATTATCAAAATCAAGAGAAGCTGCAGTATGCAATTTCTGTTGAAAAGGTATTACTGGATGTTTACAGCAGTATGAGGCCATTTGGTGCTCACACTTCTTTGGGTTGTTATTAATTGGTTGTTTAGCAATTCATATTACATTCTTGTAACCACTGAATTAGGTGATTACGAACGCAAACCAACACATTTGTCTTTTAAAGTGGGTACGCCACGATAAGGCACTAATTGTGTTATAATAAATCTAAATAGATCTCCTTTTATAATGTCGTTTCCTGAAAACATTCATCTTATGGTTTGATAAAGTGATTAAATGTTCAGTAGATTTGGCGACAAGTTTTATCTTTTATAAGTAAAAGATA